GACCGCACCAATTCTGCTTATTCAACTTACTCATATAAAAAGCTTGCATACGAATAGCATCATTTGGATTATAAGGATTCAAATTCTCATGCATTAAGGAGTTAACATACTGTACAGTCTTTGGCATGAACTGAGCAACTCCTTGTCCTGCATCAAAAGCAGTAACATTTGTCCTACAACAAGATTCTTGTTTCAATTGTCCAATCCCATACCACCAAGGGAAAGTGACCCCAAAATATCGAATGTGTTCTTTTCTAACCGTTTGCTTCAAACTTTGACATCTGTCCAATCCATAACAAATTGAACTGAATTGTAGCAGAAGTAAAACTGCAATTATCTTTAAAAAGCAGCTTTTCATTTTACCCGCCCATAGAAAAACAATAAATACATACAGCATACCAAATAGCTGTAAAGATAACAGCAGCCCAATGATGTTCTTTAATTGATTTAGTTAGAGAAAGATATGGGAAGCTAATTTCTTTTACAATATAAGCAAAAGCAAATCCCATTGAGACTGAAATCATTCTAGTAATCATTAATGACATGATCCCTATCTGAGCAGTAACTTTATCTCCTTCATCTGGTAAAAAGTAACTCAGTCCGACAGCAATTAAAAAAACAATTAAAGCTGGACTTATTTTTATTGATCTATTTGCCCACAAACTTCTTTCTTTTTTCATGATAATTCTCCTTTTACATTAAAAATTTTTTAATTAAAAATTCCATTACAGTATTATGAGAGAGTGCAAGGATTAAAACAGTGAAACCTATTAAAGTAAGAATAAACCAAAAAAGATTGTCTCTTATCATTGTAGCAGGTTTCCTAAACCAACCAAAATCCTCAAGTGCTTTTAATCTCCCATCAATATTTATTGATTCAAAATCTCTCACAAATTTCTTGAAATCTTCCATATAGCTTTTTTGATTTGTTTCTATTCCAGTTAATCTTGCTATGATCATAGAAAACTGAGTAGTTGTATCATTGTATTTATTATATAAATCACAAACCTGATTTTCTACAGTACCAACCCTAGTTGAATTAACAGCACATTCTTTTTCTGTTTCAGCTAAACGTTCATTTAGACCTTCATGATTTGGACAATCAACTACTCTTCTATCTGGAAAATTAATATTTTCATCTCTTTTTCTTTTATCCATGTCCTGCTCCATTATGCATTATTAGCCCTTGTAACCTCTTGCCACACATTTTCCTCAACACACCTTAATGTTAAAACATCATAGATGCTATCCAAAACACAATCACTTCCCATTTTTATGTCTGTATTAGCTTTAACTGTTGGAACTCTGGAAGCATTGTTAGAACTGAGGTACATAATCTCATTAGCATTGCCCCCTTTAATCTTCGTTAAATCTTCAGCAGCTCCTCCAGAAGTATCAACAACTATGTGGCGAATTGAATAAGTTCCAGAAACTGTTATTTCACCAGAAACCATAGTGACAGAAGTTGATTGTTGAGTTGGAGCTAAAGTATCTATTAGCCTTAATGCTCTGGTTAATAAGTAAGGCCAATCTCTATCTCCTGAAGAAATCTCAGGCAGAGACATATTAGGAGTGAAATCTCTAGTTATAGAATAAGTAACACCTGATTCACCTGAACCAACATATTTACTAGTCAAAGTAATCTGTGTATCGGAATCAACACTACCTACTTCATAAATGGAATTCTGATTCTGTTTTTTAAACAGATCACCAGCTTGAACATTGCTAAGGAAAGTTGTGCCTTGTCCTATAACAACTGCTTCGCCAGATGCTAATGTTACCGTCCCTGTTCTGTATTGCATATTAAAATCCTCTTTTATATATTTATAGTATATACCTTACCTAAATCAAACTTTATTATTGTGCCCCTACTTTTGCCCATGTAGTTGACCCATTAGTATTAATATATAATACTCCGGCTGAAGTTACCCAAAGAGTTCCTTTATAAGCAGTATGACTTGGTGCAGAAGAAGAAGTTGAAGGATATAAAACAACTGGCCCTGTTCCACCTTTAAAATAACCACCATAATTAAATTGTCCGTTATCAGCAATTCCATAAACTCCATAATTAATTACATTATATAATCCTGTACCGCGTGCATTTCGCATACTTCCGTGTAATCCATAATTAATAATATCATAAGAAGACGCATTACTGTAATTAAGTACATCAACGTAAACCCCATAAGTTCGTCTCGTTCCTAAAGTCACAAAGCTTTCTACAATTCGTAAATACATAAGATCAGTAGCACTAGGTGTTATATTACCTAACGTCACAACTTCATCACCCGCAGAATTATAAAAGTGTAATTTGTTATCACTAGTTAGAAATTCAAGTCTTTCACCTGAAGTCCCTGTTTTTAAATCACCAACAAATAACAATGTAGAACCATCCCAATTCAAATAATGTGTAGTGTTTCCAATATAAAATTTAGCTTTGTCACTATCAGAATCATCAAGACCTATAATAAAACCAGTGTCAGTATTATTAAAATCAGTTTTACCTGCTGCAATATAAGTGTCTCCACCTCCATCGTTTAATTGCAAAGTGAGTGTTCCTGAAACAACTCCTGTTTTACCTAAAGTAACACTCTGAAAATAACCAGAGGTAGCAGTAATATCACCTTTTATACTTAATGATGTTCCTTCCCAATTTAAATAATTAGTAGAATTCCCCAAATAGAATTTTGTCTTGTTACTGTCAGAATCATCAATACCAAGAATGAAACCTGATTCACTATTATTGAAATCAGTTTTACCTGCTGCAATATAAGTGTCTCCGCCACTATCTTTCATTTCTAAAATTAATCTTCCAGAAGAGACATTAGTCCGACCTAAAGTTAATTTATCAGAAATCCAAACATTACCATAATTATCAAGAGTGATCTTATCCACTGTAGTAGTTCTTAATCTCAACCCGTTTGCTGGGTCATATACCAAATTACTTTCTCCTGAAGCAATGCCACCAATTCCAATTCCATATGCATCAGAAGAGTAACCAAGATATCCATTAAGATTCCCAATTCTTAATCTAGTATGTAATGTAGACCACGGAGCTCCTGAATGAGAAATAACAGCAAGATAAGGGGCATTTGTATCCGAAGCTGTCATATAAATCAAGCCGGATTCACCTGACAATCCATAATTTATTACAGCAGAGCCTTTTTTCCATTCCGGATTATTATTAGCTGCAAAGCTCCCAGCTTTGTCTCTTGTAACGATATAAGTAGGAGCAGAAGCTATATTAGTAACTTGAATCCACTCATCATTTGATTCATCAGCTTTAATCCTAAGAACATCACCAACAGCAAAATTAACATCACCTTTAATAGTTAAGGTAGAAGCGTCCAGAGCTGTCATATCTTCATCCAAAACATCAGATTCAGCAACTAAAAGATCACCGCCTACAGCGTTAGCAGTCTGTTTCTGAAATACAGAACATTTTAAAGTGCCTCTGGCATTTATATTTCCTATCTCAATTAGATTTGGGTCAATGTGAAATCCATTTCCCATGGCACCAGAAACATAGCCTTCACTTTCAATTTTCTGATTTGCTGCATCTAAAGTTATTCCTTCTCCAGAAGTGACACTTTTTAATACTGAATCAGTAAATTCCCATCCGCCTATCTCTTGAAGATCATCAGAAAGTTCAAATATCTTATTTCCGAAACTGTCATAACCAAACAATCCATGATACTGACCTACTTTTCCTAATTTAATTCTGTCAACTCCATCAGATTGTACTTTAATTAAAGGAGCATCAGACAATTTATCGGTAATTAATAACTCTCCAGCAATGATCTCATTCGCAGTTAAATAAACCGAAGGAGTCCATTCATGAATAGTTACATCATTTCCAGTTTCAATATAAACCCTTGCATATTTAGCTTGAAAATTTGATGGGAGAACTGCAAGGACTTTACCATTACTATCTCTAGTTGTAGTCAAATAATTAGTTGCTGCTTGGGATTCTGACGTACCATAGGATGTTAAAAGCTCTCCAGTAGCTAATGCATGACTAACATTACCAGCAAAGAAAGTCCAGTCATCACTTTCAAGAAGTTTGAAAGCAAAATAAACATTACAATTTTTATTTACCCATAACAACTCTTTATGAAAGAGATATGCTATAGGATATTGGTATTCAATATAAGAAAACATTAAATAATCACTCCCCCACTTGTTCTTGTGCCATCATATAAATCAGAAACGTTTCCTGTCCCACCGCTCTTCGTACCTGTCAATTGAAATAAATTATCGCTGATAGTGCTTGCTTTTTCATTTTCAGTTTTGGTGGATGAAACTTGATTGTAAATATCCATTACCTGTACTTCAATAGTGATCAAAGCATTGCTTCCATAAGAAACAATCTCACTATCGGTTAAATTCCTTGTGTAGACATTATCAGCAATTTTCATCCAAGAACTGAAACTTCCACTCCCGACTTTAGTTCTTATATAATAACATTGCAAATCCAATTCAGCACTTTTATTCCAACTAAAAGAAACCCCTCCAACTATAGTTACAGCAGCTAGACCTGTAACAGCATCAGGAGTGTCATTACTGACAGATAAGACCGCAGCGTTCTCTGACATGATTCCAAATACATCTCTAGCTTTAACCTGAATTTCAAAAGTTGAAATAGGAGTTCCATTATCCTCACAATTTCTTTCATAACTATAAGTATAATCAGGATCAGTAACATATTCAGTCCTAACTAATGTTCCAGATGAGTTATAAATCTTAACTTCATAATCTTTAAGCCAAAGACAAGGGGTATAACCTCCTGCCCCTTGTTCCTCTTCTCCTGCTCCAACATCTTCTTTAAGAACATTAATAATAGCATTCCAAACGAATCTACAATCCCTACCAGAAAATTCAGTATTATTCCCTTGTCCAAATACTTGTAATCCTGTCACTTTGTATTCGTTTGTAGGAGTAGGAGAATCATCAGTGGTTGTAATTGTATAACTTACCCATTCACTTCTAGGCAACAGTTTTCCAGAAAATGACTCGCTGCTTACATAAATAATATACGTTTTAAGAGGTTGGCATTCAAATCTAAACTGAGTATAAGGAGTTTCTCCTACTTGTACTAAAGGATCACTATCTTTTTTATAATAAATGATAGCTTTCTTATAAAAAGGATTGTCTGGCTTTTTAAAAGTCAAACTTAATTCACGTTTAACAACCCCTGATTCATCAAAATAATTAATCTGTACTACAGAAAGATCAGTAACAGCAGCTATTGGAGCTATTGATGTATAATCAACATCTGGTATAGTAGGAGTTCCTGTGTCTACAGAATAAACATTACTGTCATATTCCAAACATGTGATAGTCATTATTTGATCTTGATCTTTCTCAATTGATTGAACCCTAAATGGTTTAGTCACCGTAGCAGATTCACCAAATGAATATAAATCATATTGAGAAGGGGTAGCTGTAAAAGGAGTAGAAACATTTAAAGTTGAATAGGAGCCTGCTGTATTTGAAACTGTCTTTGTAACCAAAGTATCATCACTAAGACGAATCATAATGGCATAAGTTTTTCCTGCTTCAATAGTCACCTCTGTATCAATAGTCACCGAGTTTGCAGTTGCAGAAACTACTCTTCCGCCTGCAATTCCCCATTGTGGAACGTCATGCTGAAAATTAATTACATCTCCTATGTTACAGGCTATGGCATCTATATCAACTTTAAAAGAAATAGTCCTTTTTAAATATTGATTACATAACAAAAGGAACTGAGCTATTCTCCAAGCTTGGCTAGCTTTCGTAGTACCTAATAATTGCACAGCAACTTTGTTTGTTGGTTTGTCAATTGTGGTATTATAAATAGTGAATGTGTCACGTTGATATCCATTATCTTGATTCATAAAAGAAACTTCTATCTCACCAGCCCTATCTTCATAAGGTAAGAAAGTTTCTTCAAAGGAGTCAGCAATAACATTACCAGAAGAAAATAATTGATTAGGAGTATCAGCTTTATCAAGAATGACTGATATTTTACTTCCATTCCAATAAAGCATAGCTCTACTCATTACACATACTTTTATAGCAGCTTCCCACAATGTGAAATCAGAATCGAATCCACCATTAAAAACAAATCTTTTTTCTGTACCACCTTCACCATCATCAACTAATTCATCACAAAAATCTGCCCATGTTTTAAATGCAACATAATCTAATTTACTTGGGTTTATACCATCATAACGATTTACTCCAGAATCAGTAATGTCAACATATTCCAATCCAGCTGTCCATGTGCATTTCACCCAATAAGTTTCCCAATTAACACCTACTCCCGGTTCATCATCCGAACTTGCAGTATGAGCTAGTTTACAACGATAAACAATAGAATCGTTTATAACATAAGTATGAAGTATTTGACTTGCACCTAACAACCAAGGATTGACTTTTGAAGGACCATCTGAAGGAGTCCAATATGTATTGTTAGGAGGAATATTTCCTGAATCTGCGGTATTACTCAATTTACATCTATACCAACGTGATATGCTATACCCATCAGTTATACAGACATAACTTGGATCATTAAATACTGGTTGAGTTAAAATATCATAACAAACCCAAGCTGGATTATTATTATATTCAACTGTCCAAGCAGACACTCCATCATATACTCGAATCAAACTGCCTTTTAACATACAAGAGAATCCTAATGTACCAGACAATTGATCTGTAGCTAAAGCTTTTATACCAACCAAAGTCATTCTAGGATAAGAAAAATCATCAGAACTTATCTCACGTACCGCAGTCAGAACTAATTCATCACCCCAAGTAACATCAGTATATTCCTCTGATAATTTAGTCACCCTAATATAGTAATGACCTTTTTTAGGTAACTTAGTACGAAAAGTTCTTATTACCGAATCCAAAGTTGTAGCATTAAAATGAACGTAATCAGAAAATTCAGTGGCATATATAGCTCCTTCTTCTATCCAACGCCAAACTCCTGTAATAAAAACTAACCCACCAGAAATAGGAGCTCCATTAAGATCATGCACAATAGCCCCAAAGTTTTTATAAAACCAATAATCAACTGAACCTTCAACATGTACTACAGTTGATGTTTCAGCATACAATTCAACCCACGTTAAATCTGTTAAAGGTCCTGTCCAATATCCAAATGACCAATGTCCGCCTTCTCCAACATATGTCTGATCCGTATGAAAAGTTAATAGAAAAACTTTAGTTTCATCATCACAATCAATTGCTTCAATACGAATATCAACGGAATGATTGCAAACATTTGTCCCTCTCATATGATAAAGTCCTTTTGGAAATCCAACATCAACTTCCACTTCATCAAAATCATCAAGAACTGTTTTATATACTATTGGATTTCCATAAGAAACAACTCTTGATAAAGGATACTCTAATTTTGTATCATTAAAATTTGTAATTGGAGATTGTTCTATATAACCCATTCTAGTTTCAAATGTGACTCCAGTAAAAACACTAAACTCCTGTTCATTTAATTTAATATCCGATATTTCATAAATAGGCCCTAAATTTAAACCAATAAGTACATTCAAAAAAGAATCAGTCTCTATATTTTCAATGTAAACACTTATGCAATTTCCATAAACCATAGATTCCCCATACATTTTTTGTATAGGAATTCCTTGCTTATTTGTAGTTGCAGGATTCCATGAATATAATTGTGATCTATCCGAATCACTAACTCCTCCTGATACGTCCGGAGATGTTACAAATAAAGCATTGACTAATAAATTCATGCCTATCATTAATCCAGCATATAAAGCAACATAAACCAAAGCAGCAACAGCATAGACAACGTAAGCAGAAACAGCACCACCAACTATAGTAGTAAGAACCCAAGCTACAGCCACAACAATTTCTCCATATCTTGGTTTAGCAGTGAATACTACACAATCACCTTTATTAGGAATAGACAAAGCTAAATTTTCTTTAGGAACAAGCTGTCCATTTACTGACACAACAAAATCAACATCTTCAATAGGAACAGGAAGATACTTTTCTTTCAATTCAAGTAGATTTTCATGATCAAAAGGAACTATTCTTCTCTCACTATCTTTTTTATTAAACTGATTTTTAATTGTTACAATTGTAATTTCTTTGTCCATTTATAAAACCCCGATATTCTATGTTTCCATTGTATAGAAGATAACCTTTCAATACAAGTGGCTTTATTCCTAGAAGCAGCATGAATAAATTGATCACAATCATCAAGTACTACCCCAATATGATCGGAATAAGGATAGAGAATTCTAAACATTACCACACAACCAGGTTCTGGTCTATGAATAGGAACAAATAAAACTTCGTCTATCATTTCTCCTTCTTTTTTATTAAATCCATATTTATCAGCAAAGCCTTTACATAACTCCTCACTTGTTTCCCATATGTATTTATTAAAAGCAGGATCATTACAGTCTGGAGCGTAGAATCCCATTCTTTTAGAAGCTTCCATTACCAGACCATAACAATCCAAACCTTTCTTAGGATCTCTACCATCAGATAACCAAGGTACACCAATCAAATCTGCAAACATATCTTTAAGCAAGTCGAATACCTCCTCCTACTAATCCTTTGAATCCCCCAAATCTAATTGAATTTCCTTTAGCTTGGCAATCAACCAAAGTCTTACTACAAACAGTTTCATTTCCTGCATAACCACATTCAATTGATTTAAAACTGAAATTACAATAGCTGCCTAAATAACGATATAAAGGAAATCTTTTATGCATAGGATTAGGAGCACCACAATCAAAAGTAACCCATTCAGCATTAGCTACACTAGCAATAACCTCAAACGATAAAGTTAATTCAGAATAGTCCTCAGTGAGATAAGCATCATTAACCAATCTTAGAATTATTTCATTACCGATCAACCCATCATATTCTTCAACATAAGCCTGAATAACTCTATTAATATTACATACCCTAAGCTGTAAAGTAACAATTTCACCTTTTGAGGAGTGCTTTGTCGCTCCTATTTCAAATGGAAATGCTGTATATGTGTTTCCATTATAAACAATGTTTTCATTATTCTTTACCAAATAAATATAAGAGCCTTCAGTTATCTCAACATCAAGAATTACATACCAAGGACTTGTGTTACTCAAAAGATTCTTTGCAAGAATTAAAGAATCAGGTAAACTTTTCATATTAAACCTCTATCAATCTAAAAGAGACTGCATAATAATAATCAGAACCATCAGACCTGGAAAGTTCAGGTTTAGGTGTTTCATCAAAACGAACTGTATAAGTAGTTCCAGTAGCTGGATGAGTCCAACTAAAATAATCAACTGTTTCTTTGACAGCATCAAGAAGAGCATCAAACAAAACTTTATCCGCCGAGTTCATGTTTTCATATTGGACATCAAATATCCTTCTCACTTTTGAATACCTAGCTCTAGTAATAGTATAACCAGCTTCTGTTTTTGATTTTATAGTTCTATCTGCTCGGTCTTCTTTTATAGGATAAACTGGCGGTATAGATAATGTAGGAAAAGTTGACATATTTATTTTTTACTCCCTTTTATTGTTCTATAAATAGGTCCGTTCGTATTCATATCTTTAAGGACTACAGAAACAATGGTTTTTTCAACACTGAGGTCGGTTGATTTGTGTTCTGCTGTCACTTTCTGACTTGATTGATTAATAACATTAACCTCAACGTTAGGAACTTTATTATTATAACTAGCCCCCATAACCCTATTGTACATACTATCCAACATAACTGTTTGCTGTCTGCTTAAAATACGTTCTCTAGTTTGAACTATGACTTCTCTCTCATCAGAATTTAAACCGCCCCCGTGGTAAACAGGTACTACTGCACCTCCACCATGATAAGTCTGAATCATACCACCTTCATGACCTACAAGCATTCCAATAATTCCTGCTACCCCAGCTTTCACTCCACTCATTGCCATAATAGCTATTTCTTTAGCTGCTATTTGATTAAGCATTTTCATTACAGATTTAACAAAGTTTCCAAAGTATTCACTCATTGTTTTGACATTCCCTTCCATTACATCATTAAAGAATGTTTCAAATGAGGAAGCCATTTCTTTCGTTGTTCCTTCCCATGCTTCTTTTATGTTCTTACCAGTATCAGCCCAATCCTTTCTCAACCTAGCCAAAGCATCTTCAGCTACAGCTAAGAATCCGTCCCAATACCCCCCTCTTTCAGTATAGTAATCAAAAATTCCTTCAGGAGTTTTAAGCATGTTTTGTAAATTAGTGGATTCAGCAGCCTGACCCCTACGCTGAGCATTAGCTATATCAAGATCCCTTTGCGACCATAACGATGCAATTTTATCCTGAATTTTATCCCACTCCTGACTGCCTTTTGCAATTCCCACAAGTTCTGCATTCAATTTTTCCAAATCAACATCAAATCTTTTATTTATATCTCTTATTTCTGCATCCGTAGTCTCTCTGGAAAGTCGTTTAATAGTTTCATAATAATTTTTAACTGTATTTAATCCTTTTTCATACAAAAATTCATTTTCTTTCGATTGTTCATTTATATTAAATTCAGTTTGTGCCCTATTCTCAGCAAGTAATTTTTTCTCCTCACTAGCCACAAATTCTGCTATCGCAAGTTCTCTTCTCCTATTAAATTCATTTCTAACAACTTTCAGGTCATCCAAAGACATTTCTTGTTTATCAATACTTTTGGTGATCTCAAAATTCTTTTTCTTTTCAGCCAATTCTTTTTGCTTAATAATAGCTGATTTTTTACCTTTATCCATTTCAGCAGCAATCTGTCTATCAAAAGAAGCTTTGGTTTCTAACCAATCCTCTTCAATCACTCGTCTTTCAAGCCCGCCGCCTTCTTTTATCATGGCTTCTTTTCTATCATAATATTCCTCTTCAACAAGTAATCTGTTTCTAAGATCATTTTCAAGCATATGCAAAGCTTTTAAATTAGCTTCTTGTTGTATCTGCAAATCTAATTTAGCTAAAGCACGAATAGCAGAAGTCAAAGCACCTAACCCTTTAGTTCCTTCAGTTTCTCCAGGGGGCGGGGCTGCAACTCCTAATTTACCAGGTTGAGAAGATTTTGCACCTGGTGTAACAGGACTTTGTCCTAATAAAATTTTTATAGAAGTTTCTGCAAAAGTCTTTTGATCTTTTCTAGCTTTTTCTAATTCTTTATTTGTTTCAATTACACGGGTTTTGAATTGATCCCATTCTCTACCGATTCCTTTAAAATCACCCCTATTCAACATTTCCAACATTCTTACAGTTGTGTAAATAGCATCGGTAAATATTAAGAAAAGGTTTACTCCACTTTTTATCACATTCAAAAAAGGCCAAACAGCATTTGCAAGCACTTCAACAAGTACTACTCCAAAAGCTTTAGAAACTACTATTAATGCCGTTATTGCATCCTTTAAGTAACCCCCTTGCACTACATTATCAGAAATTTCTTTCCATAGATTCTTTAAAATTTTAATCTGATTTTCTAATTGCTCACTCATTTCTTTGGAAGCCCTGCTTACAGCTCCTGTGGAATTTTGAGAAGCTTCCAATAACTTATTAAAATCCTCCCAATGATTAATCATTGCAAGAAGAGGAGTCATCCTTTCTGTTGACATGATTTCTGTAAGAGCTTTAAGAGAACCTGCAGGTAATGCACCAGTACCAAGTTTCGTTTGTAACTGACTTATTATATCACTAAATTGAGCAGCTATAGTTTTGCTTCTATCAAGCGATATGCTTAATTTTTCAAACCCTCTTGATGCTGTCTCAGAAGGAAGAGACTGTAAAAATCCACGTAATGCCCTAGCAGATACATTGGCTTTGGAACCTAAATTTGTGATCAAAGCTGACATGGCCATTAACTGATCAACATTAAATCCAGAAACGCTTCCTATCTGTCCCAAATATTGAATAACAGCAGTAACATCTTTAGGAGCTAAAACACTTTTAGCTAAAAGCATTGCAACTTTATCAAGAATGACTGTAAGCCTGTCCGCATCATTTGCCATTTCAGCAAATCCGGGCATGTCTCTGTAAGCATTTAAAAACCCAACCATTGCAGTTGTGAATTTATCCATTTCAATTTCAGGGAAAGCAACTTGTAATTCAGCGAATGATTTCAAACTTTCTTTAACTGTATCAATAGCTAATCCAGCAGCCATCAATCTATCTGCCGATGTTGCTATTTCCTTAAACTCTAATGGTAATTGAATGGAAAGAAAACGAGCTGAATTTATAATGTCTTCAGTTGCTTTTCTACTAATCTCACTAGCAGTATCTTCCATCGCTGCATAGCGATTAATCATAGCGGTATATTTATCAAGTTCTTTAGCATATTCAAACCCCGTGCCTACCATTCTAGCAGGAGCATATAATCCTGCTTGAATTGCTGTGGCAATAGGTTGAGCCGCATACCAACGTAACTGTACTGCAATCATCTGTTCCATGTCATGGATAATACTTTTTAGATTCCATTGCATGGTAAGACGGCTTATCATAGAGTTAGCCGCTTGCTCTGATTTCCTAAACCCTTGCTCCATTTGAGAAAGGTTAAAATTAAATGTTTTAATATTTGTATTAAGAGTTTTTACATTACCATCAAGGGACTTCAGTCCTTGATCTAGTTTGGTAAAAGAACTGATACTTGAAGCATTACTAACTTTTTGCATAGTGCTATAAAGTTCATTAAACTTTTTAATTACACTATCAAAACCTTTTTGAGTAGCTTCAATTAATAGTTCTATCTTGGCGCTTTCGTTCATCAGTCAATACCTCAACCTTTTTGCTGCATTTGTTACAGTCTATATTAGGATTGGCTTTCTTACAACTTTGACAGTATACAGAAAGAATATCTTCCTCTTCTCTCTTTACTCCGAAGAAAGAAAGTATTGCTTCTCTAAACAAAAACTCTCTGGTTTGATTTTTAAGGAAATGGGAACTGTTATGAGGTCCGAATGCCCACATAACAGTATCCCTTTTTGTAATATCCCCTTGAGTCAAAAATACTTCTATTTGTTTGAAGTAGTCTCCTGATTCAAGTTCATTTGATTGTTTTTTTCTACTGCCTCTTGAAAGCTTCCCATCAGCCCCGCCAGCTTCTCGAATATCAAAGCCGTCGGGTTGCAGAAGAAAAAATCTTCTATTACCTTAATTTTAATTTTAATTGGTATTGACCATTCAATCTCTTCCGCTATCTTTTCAAGATTCTTATCTTTGATAGAAGTTCCTTTTTCAGTCAATACAACTGCCAGAGCATCAGACAGTTTGTCTCCTAACAATTCTATAATTTTAAGAACTGTTAAATTACCTTCTATCTGAACTCCTTTTAATACAGAGGCAAGCTGCTTCACTTGCCCCCATACCAATTCTTTTTGAATGTAAGTCTTACCACCAAATTCATACTCAAATATTTTTTCTTCTTCCATAAATCCTCTTATCCATAATAAGCTGTCGTACTTAACAGATCAGCTTGAATTGCAGTTGCTTCCGAAGAATCATCATAATACGCTTCAAATGGTAATTCTACTAGTACTCCACTAGGTCCGCTTATTACTGGTGCATTTGGAGTGAACTTCAGTTCAGGTATCGTGAAAGTAAGTTTCTCATTACCTGATGTTCCATCACCTGTACCATGAGTTAAAGCAATTACTAAAGAAGATTCTGTACTTGCTACTGCTTTGTCATAAAGCGTAGTGTTCTCAAACAAAACCTTTACAGTACCTGTAACTTTTGCAGTTCCTGCAGGTAATGAATGTCTCGTTCCAGTTCCATCAATAACATAAGAATTACCATCAAGATTGTTTTCTAAAGTGAAGTCAATCTCAGTAGCAATACCTAGAGAAGCCCCTCCTTCAGTTATCACTGCTTCAAATCCGTCGAAAGGATCGTGTCCTAAATCAACAGGAGAAGAATCAAAAGAAGAAGCAGCTTCTGTTTCTTTTGCTCCGATAATTGCAACACTACACTCAATCATACCTTCTGGTTTAACAGAAACTTTCAATGAATTAATCTTACAACCACTGTATTGAAAATACTTTGCAGTATCAATATCCGTGAATTGTTTTTCAATTATCAGACCTACAGGTAACACACCTACTTTGAAAGTGTGTTTGTAAGTTCCTGCAACCATTCCAACTGACTCACCTGATACTGCGGTGTAAGTACCAAATGCATGATGAAGTATTTTTCCATATTGAGGGGCAAGTTCAAATGATATGTCTCCACTGACATCAACATTCCCCCTAACAGGAGCTACTGGATTTCTACTTGATCTAATCGTATTTGAAGAAATCAAATTACGACTGGAACGTAGACTTTCACTTACAAACGGCAACACCATAGCATCTTGATTTGAAGGAACTTGTTTATAAGTAACCTCCGTCTGATACAGTAATCTTGAATTTGATCCTTGTTGTTGTGACATTTTAATTTACCCCCTTATAATTTATAACTTTTACATAACACCTTTGGTGTGACGATAAATCACATCAAAATCTATCAACATCGCCTCAATTGATTGTTCAATATCAACAATCAAAAAATCTACTCCTACCCTATCAGTTGTTACAGCATAATTACCTAATTTACGATTCGTCCACATCAGATCATGAATTTCTTTTAATAAATTTTCCATGTCTGTATCTTTAGCCCAAACTTCAATGGTCACTCTCCAATTCCAGTTTTCATATCCAATAACTGCATTGGAATCACCTGCACCTAATTTTCTTTCAGCTCCACTAAAAACAAAAGCAGCTGGAAAAGGAACTGTTTCTATATCAACCGGGGTTATTCTCTTCTTTTCAACATGAGACAAAGAGGAAAGTGTCTCTAAAACAGAAACGAACTTATCTAATATCAATTTCCTTGTTGAGTCTGTTGACATT